CACAGCACTAATAGGACCAATTAGAATATATAAAAATTATTTTTAATTTAATAGTGGCCATATTGTCGCACCCAAGAGAAGAGCTTGTGGGCGGGGCCCACCCATAAAAAAAAATAAAGTGCGACAATTTGTCAAGTTGTTTGCACTACTGCAAGTAATTTACAATAGGGCCATAAACAAACAAAGGAGCTATATGAGTAAAGGAATGACGAAGTATCAATTAGATCACTTCAAACAAAAAGTTAGAAGACAGTTTGACCCTCTAATTGAAGAGCAAGAATTATTGGTCAAACAATTTCAAACTGAGGCGACCGATAGCGCTGTTAAAAAATTGTCTAAAAAAATGGGTGCTGACAAGGTAATTGAAAAGTTTAGACAAGCAGAAAAAATGTTAGAAGAAGCAAGGGCAACCGCCTTAACATTTTTTGAAAAGAAAAAACCTAAAGACGCTGAATTGAGTTATAAATTTGAAAGAGCAGATTATAACGCAAGATACAGAGACGATAAAATAACCCTTCAAGATTGCGAAGACCAATTAAGACAATGGGCTAGCAACCTTGCTAAAAGAGCTATTGAAAGTAGACCTGAGGGCGCAAAGCTTAAACTGTTGCAGGATTTAAAACAGAAATCCATTGACACGGTTATGGAAGCGGGCACGCCGGAAAGTTTGGCCCTATCACTTGACCAAGTAAGTCAAAAAATTGGTATGCGTTGGAACCAAGATTTAAAAGCTCTTCCTACCGTTAATAAATAATAACCCAACTAGGTGCGACGTAATGTCGCACCTAGATAAGAGCATGTGGGCGGGACCCACCCAAGAAAAAAAATAAAAAATTTATTTGACATAAAATATAATTACTATAATATCCTATACATAACGAAAGGAATAAAATGACAATACTGTTTGAAATAAGTGTAGTGGCTATTGGGATAGGCCTTTTAACGTTAATGGGGGTTATACAATGGTAAATTCTAAAACGAGAGATAAGGAAATATTAACAATACAAGTTAATAATAAAGAAGTAGAAATAAATCATAATTGGGATAAGTCGAGTGGCAGATCATTTAAGCTACAAGGTTTAGATGAGATCACTTCTTATATTCACGATGAGATAGTTAATGAGAATAAAGAAGAGGGCCACATTGCTTATAATAATTTTGAAAGTTCTTGTGACTGGAAAATATTAAAAGCTAAACCAATTCAATTAGAACTTCCATTTCCAGAAAATTTATAATGGGAGTTTTATTTAAACAGAAAGTTGCCGAGTGCCTTGGTCAAGGGTTAGAGAAGAAAGAAGCAAGGCACAAGGTACTTGAATGGTTTGCCAACACTAACACGTGTAGGGGTTGCGATGGTGTGATTAAGCCAGGCCAACACGCTTGGGAGGATAAAACATATTGCAGTAACTGTATGAGTTAAAGATTTGTCATCAAATAGGGTGCGACAATCTGCGCACCCTATTGCCTTAATTCTGCCATAATCTTATATTATCCTATAATCATTATTAACAACTAACAAAGGATGACAATGGCGTTATATGTAAATAGTTTAAATTGTACTAACTTCAACAAGAAAGACTTTAATATGAAAGAAGCTGATCAAATTGGATTCTTAATGGTTGGACTTGGTATGAGAGAAGTAAGAAAGGATAATATCGAAGAGATGGTATTTAGATTTACTTTCTTACAAAAAGTTGCTTATCATCGTGCAGATGAAGCAGCAACAGCAATCAATGCAAGAGAAATATTCTCAAAGTATATTGGTCTTACAATCAATAACAATGAAATTACAAGACATAAGTTTATGCTAAATTGTGCAAGAGCATTAGAGCGTGATGTCTTGTATGCTATGAGAGAGGAGGCAAATGCGTAAATAGTTAGTTGTCAAGTTAATAATACTGGGTGCGACACTATGTCGCACCTAGAGAAGAGCATGTGGGCGGGTCCCACCCATAGAGAGGTCCCAAGCCAGTACCAAAACTAGATTTTTTTATTATGGGGGGAGGGGTATAAAACGTAAATAGGGATCCTAATGTATACCCTTTATTGCTGGATTTATATAGTCATACGTGATAAATACTTTTTATCTAAATAGATCCTAATTTTACTTTTTTTTAAAGAGGGGGTAGGGTTAAAAAATTATTTAGGTACCATAATTAATATTATGCTAGATATAGAAAAAATTAATCAGATAACTGACCCAAAGGTTAGGAAACAATTAAAGCTAGATATTTTAACTAGCATAAAAAGAAAGAAAGATCTTAAATTAAGAAGTGATTTTTTATCTTTTGTAAAACATGTTTGGCCTGACTTTATTGAAGGGTACCATCATAAAAAAATTTCAGAAGCATTTAATAAATTAAGAACAGGTGAGCTAACTAGATTAATTATTAATATGCCACCTAGACATACTAAATCAGAATTTGCTTCTTATTTTTTACCAGCGTGGATGATTGGTAATAATCCTAAATTAAAAATAATTCAAGCAACCCATACTGCAGAACTTGCAGTTAGATTTGGTAGAAAAGCTAAATCATTAATTGACTCACAAGAATATCAAGATTTATTTAAAACAAGATTAAGAGAAGATTCTAAAGCTGCAGGTCGTTGGGAAACAGATCAAGGCGGAGAATATTTTGCTGTTGGTGTCCAAGGTGCGGTAACCGGGAGGGGTGCTGATTTATTAATCATAGACGACCCACATTCAGAGCAAGATGTTTATTCTCCAACTGCTTTTGAAAAAGCATATGAATGGTATACATCAGGACCACGACAGCGTTTGCAACCTGGTGGAAGAATTGTTTTGGTAATGACAAGATGGAGTACAAAAGATTTAACAGCTCAACTTGTAAATGCAGGAGCAAAAGAAGAAAAAGCAGATCAATGGGAAGTAATTGAATTTCCTGCAATCATGCCATCAGGTGATCCAGTATGGCCAGAGTATTGGAGTCTTGAAGCATTAGAAGCTGTTAAAGCTTCTGCAGGTGTTGCAAAATGGTCAGCACAATATATGCAAGATCCAACTTCAGAAGAAGGTGCAATTATAAAAAGAGAGTGGTGGAAAGATTGGGATAAAAATCATTTACCTCCATTACAACATGTAATACAATCTTACGATACAGCATTCATGAAGAAAGAAACAGCAGACTTTTCTGCAATCACAACTTGGGGAATTTTTCAAAACGATGAAGATAGTCCACAACAATTAATTTTATTAGACGCATTAAAAGAGAGATTAGAATTTCCTGATCTAAGAAGAGTTGCAAAAGAACAATATGACTATTGGCAACCAGAAACAGTTTTAATAGAAGCAAAAGCATCAGGTCTTCCTCTCACATATGAACTCAGACAAATGGGCATCCCTGTTGTCAATTTTTCCCCATCCAAAGGCAACGATAAACACAGCCGTGTAAATGCGGTTGCTCCTTTGTTTGAGTCTGGTATGGTTTGGGCACCTAAAGATAAAACATATGCTCAAGAGGTCATTGAAGAATGTGCTGCTTTTCCATATGGAGATCATGACGACTTAGTGGATTCTATGACTCAAGCATTAATGAGATTCAGACAAGGAGGCTTGATTATTCACCCAGAAGATTATAAGGATGAGCCTTCACCTAAAAAAAAGAGAACATATTATTGGTAAATGACATTTGTATTTAGGCACCCTAGTTATTATAAGAAACTTAAGACAAAACGTCTTACAACAACTGTACCACCAGAATCAGGACCAGAATCTCAAGGCTTGAATGTTAAGTATAATACTGTTAAAGATGTAAAATTGGAGAAAATAAATGGCAGAAATCGACAAAGCACTTCCAAACGTTAAACAATCAATTGAAATTGAAGGACCTGAAAAGGCCCTGGAAGAAAATATAGAATTACAAGAAAATTTACCTGATCAAGGTGAAACAGAAATTACACAACTAGAAGATGGTGGTGTAGAAATTAATTTTGAACCAGGGGCCTTCAACCAGGCACAAAGTCAAAATCATTATGATAACTTGGCTGAGTTACTTCCAGAGGAAATATTGATGCCTCTTGGTTCAGAATTAACTTCTAACTACATGGAATATAAATCTTCAAGACAAGATTGGGAAAGAGCTTACACTCAAGGTTTAGATTTATTAGGATTTAAATACGAACAAAAAACAGAACCGTTCCAAGGAGCAAGTGGTGCAACACATCCTGTCCTTGCAGAAGCAGTCACGCAATTTCAAGCTTTGGCTTATAAAGAATTACTCCCGGCTCAAGGACCTGTGAGAACTCAAGTTATTGGAGCAGTAACTCCTGAAAAAGAAAATCAAGCTAAACGTGTTAAAGAATTTATGAATTATCAAATCATGGATCAGATGAAAGAATATGAACCAGAGTTTGACCAAATGTTATTTTATTTACCATTATCTGGTTCTGCTTTTAAAAAAGTTTACTACGATGATTTATTAGGACGAGCTGTTTCTAAGTTCGTACCTGCTGATGATTTAATCGTTCCGTATGCAGCTACCTCATTAGATGATGCGGAATCGATTATTCATAGAATAAGAATTTCTGAAAATGATTTAAGAAAACAACAGGTGACTGGTTTTTATAGAGATATAGAATTAACACCTGGTTATTTAAATGAAACAGATTTAGAAAAAAAAGAACGTGAATTAGAAGGAACAACTAGTTCTAGAAACGATAACCTCTTCACTTTACTTGAATGTCATGTTAATCTTGATCTAGAGGGTTTTGAAGATCGAGGTCCCGATGGGGAAATAACTGGTATTAAATTACCTTACATTGTAACGATAGAAGAAAACTCTCGTTCGATTTTATCCATAAGAAGAAACTACGAAATAGGTGATACTAAACGTAGTAAGATCCAATACTTTGTTCATTTTAAATTTTTACCTGGCCTTGGCTTTTATGGTTTTGGTTTAATTCATATGATCGGTGGCTTGTCTCGTACGGCAACTGCTGCATTAAGATCATTGTTAGATGCTGGTACATTATCAAATTTACCTGCAGGATTTAAACAAAGAGGAATCAGAATTAGGGATGATGCACAATCTATTCAACCTGGAGAGTTTAGAGACGTTGACGCACCTGGCGGAAATATCCGTGATGCGTTTATGACTCTTCCTTTTAAGGAACCAAGTGCAACACTTCTTAACCTTATGGGTGTCGTAGTACAAGCCGGTCAGCGTTTCGCATCTATAGCTGATATGCAGGTAGGAGAGGGTAATCAACAAGCCGCAGTGGGTACGACAGTTGCGTTGCTTGAAAGAGGAAGCAGAACAATGTCTGCAATTCATAAAAGATTATACGCAGCATTGAAGCAAGAGTTTAAATTACTTACAAGAGTATTTAAATTATATTTACCACAAGAATATCCTTACGATGTTGTTGGTGGACAAAGGATGGTCAAACAAGCAGACTTTGATGATAAGGTAGACGTAGTTCCAGTAGCAGATCCTAATATATTTTCTCAAACACAAAGAATTAGTATTGCTCAAACAGAATTACAATTAGCACAATCTAATCCACAAATTCATAATTTATATGAAGCATACAGAAACATGTATGAAGCAATCGGTGTTAAGAACGTAGATTTAATTTTAAAGAAACCACCTCAACCAATGCCTAAAGATCCTGCATTAGAACACATCGATGCTTTATCAGGACAAAATTTTCAAGCATTCAAAGGACAAGATCATAGAGCTCACATAACAGCTCACATGAGTTTTATGTCTACTAATTTTGCAAAAAATAATCCTATGATTACTGCATCATTAGAGAAAAATATATTTGAACATATTTCTTTAATGGCTTTAGAACAAGTTGAAATGGAATTTGCTAAACAGATTATGCAATTGCAATCAATGCAACAGAATCCACAAGTAATGCAAAACCCACAAATGCAACAAATGGCTATGCAATTAAATATGCAAATTGAATCTAGAAAAGCCATATTGATTGCTGAGATGATGGATGAATTTATGAACGAAGAGAAAAAGATTTCTGGTGATTATGGAAATGATCCTATTGCTAACTTAAAATCTAGAGAATTAGATTTAAGAGCTCAAGAAAATCAACGTAAGAAACAAGAGAATGAGGAAAGACTTAACCTTGATAAGATGAGAGCAATGATGAATCAAATGAATCAACAGGAAAAACTACAACAAAACGAAGACTTAGCTGAATTAAGAGCAGCTACATCTATCGCAAAACAAGAACTAGGTAAAAAAGGAGGAATGTAATGAAAAAAGGTCAAAAAAAAGTATCAAAAGTTATGAGAGAATTCAAAAAAGGAAAACTTCATAGCGGTAAATCAAAAAAAATTGTAAAAAATCCTAAACAAGCTATTGCAATTGCTCTTTCTAAAGCTAAAATGTCTAAGAAGAGGAAAAAATAAATGAAAAAAACTAAAAAAATGCCAAAATGCGGATACGAAATAGGATCTCCTGAAGGTGGAAAGAAAATTTCTACACCTAAAGCTGGAGAAAACCCAAAAGTAACTGTTAAAGGCACAAAAACTTTAAAAAAACAAACTGCTACTTGGTACTAAGCTATGTTTCCATGGACTGTAATTGGTACAGCATTAAAAACTGGAGCTGAGATCTATAAAAATAGATCAGCTACAAAGATTGCTATGTCTGAAGCTCAATTAGAACATGCTCAAAAAATGAAGCGTGGAGAAATTGAGTACAGTGGAAAAATAATGGATAACCAGAAAAACGATTGGAAAGATGAATTTGTACTTTTAACAATTTCTAGTCCGTTATTTTTATTAGCTTGGTCTGTATTTGCAGAAGATGAAAAGATGCAAGAAAAAATTGACTTGTATTTTCAAAAATTACAAGAGATGCCCTGGTGGATAGTTGGATTATGGGTTTCAGTAGTGGCAGCAATTTATGGACTTAAGGCAACCGACGTAA